CAAACCCGACCCCACTGATGAACAATAAAAGACTAAGAATCGTTAGCTGCGTCTTTCTGATTGATTTGAATAACTGCATTATCACTTTCTATATCCAATAAGATATTTGCATCAGGTGAAGAACAACTGTTTCCAGCTCCACTTACACATGTTCCTGATATCTGATTGATATCTACATCTGCACTATCTCCAACTAGAGTGAAGTCCAATGTTTGTTCTCCATCTTTTTGAAGTGTGTTAATGTTATTGGAATCACCTGTTATAGTGAAATCCCAAGTCAAGTCATCAGATTCCCAATCAACATCAAAGATGTTTGAGCTCCCGATTAATATTAAGTCGGCGTTTAATCTTTCAGCTGATAAAGCATAACCTTGATCTAAATCGAATTGGTTGCTTGAACCTGTAACATCAAAGTTAATATTTGAATCATCTGTACTACCGATGTAACCTATGTTCCAATCTATTTTATTAGAGTCTCCAGTAAAATCCATTTTGATATAACTATCATCGGATACAACTGGCCCAAATAAAATATTTGAATTCCCTGTGAAATCAAGATCAAATTCTAGACCACTACCAGTGATTGCCATATTTGACAATGACCCGCTACTTGCATCGTCTCCACCGACTTTGTTACCAAAACCGATTTGATCGATGTAAAGTTTTAAGGTATCACCTTCTTGCTCTATCTTAATTTCGTTATCATCAGTGGCTTGTGCGAAAAGAATATTTGTCGACAGTAATGCAATTACGCATAAACTAATTAGTTTCTTCATTTTCGTTTACCTCTTCTATTTTCCAATAACCCCTATCGTGGCCTTGGTGTACTAATTCCAACACTGCAGCTTCAATTGCTGATCGTGTTGCGTAAGTCACTGATTCATTATTTCCCACTCCATCCTCGATCTCAACTAGCTGGGTTCCTTCCTCGATGAATCGGAAGACATCCCCACCTGAACCATATGATAAAATGGTCTTACGAGTTTGGACATTCAACAAAACTTCTCCAGTGAGAACGGAAACTGCTCTCATGGAGACTGTAACAGCATCTTGACGATACTGTTTACTAAACCCAATACCTAGAGTCCGTGCGCCTCTTCCTCCAGTTCTGAGATTAGTGTCATAACCAATCAACCCCCCTTCGATAATAATACCAGCGAATAAGAGAGGTTGGATACCTTCGTCTGTTTGTTCAGTCTTCTTTGCATAGTCTGATCTTGCAGAACGAATGATTTGTCTTTCTCGGACTAAATGATCTATACCGTTTCTTTCAACGACTCTAAACCATGTCCCACCACCAGCAGTCTTAAGTGCATCAATAACCATTTCGGTTGCACCCTGAGTTACTGCTGTCGAGAAACTTGCAATGTTTTGAACCGATTTTCTTTGTCCAGTTTTATCTGAAAAATTGTAAACTGCAACTATCGGTTTTTCTTTTGCTGGTGGTAATTGTAATAATTCTAAGTAAGCTGGAAGCTTAACTACTTCGGGATATTCTACACAAATGTATTTCCTTGACAGTTGTTTCTTAACTGCACTGTAGACATCTTTTTTGATTCCTTCATCCCAACGACTACAGTCCTGTGGTTTATCTGACCACTGAGGAAAAGAAGCACATCCACTCAGAACAAGTAAGAGTGTTAGTGATAGTACCTTTAACATTAACCGCCTCCATCACCGCCACCTGTATCAGGGTCTTGACCAAAGTTACCAGTACCAACTGGTATCTCTACTACGGTTTCTGAACCATCCTCAGCAACGATTGTTAATCTAATAAACTCTGCACCTGATTCATCTGTGATAACTTCCCATGTAATAGTGTTACCTTCTAATATGAATGAACCAAATCCAGCTGGATTGTCGTTTGAAAACATAGATTCTACTAACTGTTTTGCAAACTGAGCGTAAATACGCGACTCCAAGTTTCTAATAAATTTTGCAAGCGTGGTGTTCTCTGCTTCTCTCTCTGCAGCTTTTCTGGCAGCCTCAAGTGAATCCTCGATTGCCTTCTTTCTGCTGTGTTCCTGATTCTCAATGGTAAGGTAATGTGCGCCTGTACCAATCCCTGAGAAGCTAGGATTTTTAAATTTGTGTACGATCTCGTCTCCTAGAACTGTATTAGATAATCCTAGTAAGACTATAAAAGTAAAAAGTATAAATGTTATTTTATAGTTGTTCATTTCCTTTGAGCCTTCTTTTTCTTTTCGTTTTCCTTATATTCTAAAACGACATCTACCTTCTGTTGTAATCTGATTAAATCTTGGTCTAACATACGCACCTGATCGATAACTCTTATCAATGCAAGGTGTTGTTTCTCAATTTCGGGTTCTAATTTCTCACCTACAAACCACCAAATATAGTATATGAAATATCCTAGACCTACCATCATGACTATGGGAAAACCATAATCACTTATTAGAGTTGCTATATCCGACACTATCAATCTCTCCTAGCGTCGACCTTACCATCCTCTATGAAATTCTCTGTCCTTGCGACTCTTTCTATGTCAGGTCTTAATTCTAACGCACTTGAAACTAACATGTCTATCTTAACTAATTCATTTGTCATCGTTCTTGCACGATTCTCTAATGATTTACAAAACATTGTTAGGGTTTTTATATCGTCTACTACTCCTTCTAAGATTTGTTTGATAACAATAAAGATAAAGAACCCCATCACGATTGCACCAGCAATCGGAGCTCCCACTTCACCTATCAAAATAAACAAATCTTCCATGCAATTATTTATGATTTTGAACTTACTATGGGCCAAAAAAAAGGGTGCATGAAGCACCCTTTAGTTATTCTGAATAAGATTATCTCAATTGAGACCAAATTTCATTCACAACTGCAGCTTTAGTTCCTGACTTTTTAACCTTTAGAGATTTTTTCTCTGCAAGGTCAAACAGTTGAACCTTTGTTAGTTTATTCAACTCTGCCTTTGATATGATACCATTATCATTCTTGTCCACTTTTGGAGCAGCCTTTTTCTTTAAAGGTACTTCAATCGGTGGAGGTGTGCTGGTATCACGGTAAGAGTAAACGAATATTCCAACTAATACTACTGCGATTATAATTGCAATTATTTCCATAATGTATTCCTCACTTATTAGTTTACTATCTTATTTAGTCCTTGGCTTTACCCACATTTAAGGCAACCCAGTCAAGCACTTTGTAAGCCTTTTTGACTAATCCGTCATCGACTGGTGTAGGTGTTAAGGCTGCAATGAAAGATGCACCCATAACTAACCATGGTATCACCTGAATCCATCCTATAATCCATTGTAGGAATTCTAGCATAAATTTCTCCTCCGATACCATAAGTGATATCGTAGGTATATTTAGGAGTTATTACTGCCTATAGAGTATTTAGTGGTCAATTTCCACTCACTTTTTTCCTTAAAAGGAATGATTTTGATCTGTGAGAGTGGTGCTTTAGGTTCTATTATCTGTTGTTTGTCAACAACTGATACTAGATTCCACTGTTCTAATAGGCCTACAATAGTATTCCTTCTACCGATATCTGACTCATCTATGTTAGAAGGTTTACCATCTAGTTTGAATAGTTCTTTGAAATGTGTTATGTAATACTTACCACGCTTGTGTAGTATATGACATGATTGAAAGAGTTCTTGTTCTCTTCGGGATGCAACACCTATGCGTGAGAGTGTTTCCCGTATCTTAAGGAAATCGTCTTTCTCAGGGAAAGTGACCTCGACAAGGTCTTTGATTATATCTTCTTGGTTATCCATTATCCTTACCACCAGTTTTCATTCTGTTTTTCAATTCTCGTAACTGTTTATCAGACAATAGTTCCACATAGTCTTTGGCTTCTCTAGTAGATATCTGATAATATTCTTTTACAGTATCGAGTTTCTTACTAATGTAAGGCTTTTGCCATTGTGAAAATCGTTGTCTTTTTCTAAGAGTATTTAGGAAAAACTGGTATTGAAGACGGTTGTCTACACCATGTCTGACATTCATTTCATTAGTAAGGAAAACAGAATCCTGATGATAGGATAATGCTCTGTTTATTAAGAATGGTTGATACGCTTTCTCTTCGACCTCATCAACCATGAGGTCTTTTTTGTCGTAAGAGACCGACTTTACAAAATCGAATGGATTTCGTTTACTCACCGAGTTGTTTACCTGAGTCTGCAAGGTTTCTAGTTACTTCCTGTACTAGGTCTTCACCAGTCAAACCTTCCTTAAGGATATACTTTTTACCAGTTGAATTCACAACTCTCTCGATTCTTCCATCCATGAATTGAGTATCCATTACACCCTTGACTGCATCTGCTTTAGTTTCTTCTGTTTCATACCACATTGAATCTAAACTATGTGCATGTATCCATTTAGGTGATTGTCTATACTCTTCTGCAAGAAGAATCTTCTTCTGCATATCTACTCTCTCTCTATATTCTGTCATTTGAATTTACACTCCGACATGATCTCAGTTAAACATGCAACGAAGTTGATCTCAGAATCCATAGCAAAAGCAGACTTGTACTGATAGTCAGCGATAAACAAAACTGCAGCTGGAATGGATGTAGGTTCCAATCGTTGTTCCAATGCATTGAAAAGTTTACGATAGAGGGTGTTGAAATCATTGTCGGAATTTTTACCAACCCACTTTCTCATACCTTTCCAATTCTTCTCAGCCAACATATCAATGAGAGGTGTAAGTTTCTCTTCGGAAAGTGTAGATAGTAATCCACTATCAATTTCTCCTGAGACTCCATACCTTTGTACCTCGTTGATACATCTTCTGAAATCGGGGAAGAACTTGATTACAAGTTCAACTAAAACCTTTTGATCGTATTTGATATTTTCGGTATCACAAATCTCCATGAGTCTTGCAAGGAAAACTGATGCAAGTCTTTGTCTCTCATCAGGAGTCATTGTGAAATCGATTACCGTTGTTCTTGAATGTAACGGTGGTATGATTCTATTCTTGTAGTTACAAGTGAATATGAATCTACAGTTTGCAGAGAACTCTTCTATGAAGTTTCTCAAAGCTGGTTGAACTGAATCTGCAGATATGTAATCTGCCTCGTCCAGTATAACAACCTTTGGTGCATCTGATAATGATACAGTAGATGCAAAGTTCTTTATCTTAGTTCTAAGGGTGTCTATGAGTCTCCCCTCATCAGAACCATTGATTACAATAAAGTCTGCACCTAACTCATTACAGAGTGCTTTAGCCACTGTTGTTTTACCAACACCAGCAGAACCACATAACATGAGATTAGGAATCTCTCCCTGTTTTACGAACTCTTGGAATGTGGATTTTAAACCAGCAGGTAGTATCGTGTCCTCAATAGTTTGAGGACGATACTTTTCTACGAATAGATATTCTTGATTCATGATTGTAAACTCCCCGCCGAGTCTACAGTGCTATCCACCCTTGAAGATTGATGAGATCGGATAACTCCCGTGTGCATTGCAGAGACTGGCACAATACTCACACTAATATATAGGTTAAGCATTGTAATTTGAGTCTGGCTCCAATGCAATAAAGTATTCTAGATCGATGTCTGTATTGACAAAGTTAGAAATACCTTTTGATGATACTGCAACCCTGTAGTTCCCATCAAGGACTTTAAGGTTTTCAATTTTGAAGTTCATCGTATAAGTAGAACCATTTCCTTCACCTACGATTCTTGAGAATGTATTTGATGTAGGATTCTTCTTATCAGTAACATCTAGTTTGATTACATTACCATCACTAGATAATACTAGATCATTTACACCTAGAACACTTGCAGCTTTCTGTAACTCAGAAAGAAGTGTTGATGATATCTCAATGTTGATTTCTGCATCAGGCATTGTAATCATTTTATCGGGTGCAGTCACCATACCTTCACTTGCATAGAAAT